TGTCATGAACAACAGAGCCGATAGCTTGGCTACCAGCTGAATCGAATACAACAACATTTGGAAACTTATTCAAGTTGTGAGTGATAGTCCATGTTGAACTAGCAGAGTTTTGGTTGTGCCTAAAGTCTTTATCTTGGGCACCTGAATATAATATAATTGAATAAAATTTCTCCACTTCTAAACTGCCGTTACCATTTACGTATGACAATGTTAGATCGTAGAAGCTGGTTTCTGATGGGTCTTGCGTTACGGCTGTACAAGTATATACGCCGAAGTTATCTTGGTTTTCGTTATTAGCTATAATCACTTGTTTGTCAACGAAGTTATTCATTGCATTGACTAAAGTGTAGTCTCCTTTATGGATCTTATTACTAAGCTTTACAGTAGTGACTGCGCTAAAAGCTACAGTAGTATCGCTAGTGTCTATAGTCATAGAACCGCTAGGTCTAGTACCACTACCACCAAAACTACTATTGTAGAATATATAGGACAATTGCCCTACAACACCTGCCGAATTAGTATCTCTGATGAATATAGAAATATCATCTATACGGTAGTTCTTAGTTCCACCGCCAGCGTCAGATCCAAGAAGCTTATCTCCTTTATCTACAGTTTGATCTATCGCTATTTGACTAATCTTTGGCATGTTTTATTTCTTAGATATTGATTTGAATTTTTCCGCACCACGAGAACCGAAGTACGCTACGTAAACTGTTACTAATAATGTTTCAAGTAGCATAACCCAACTATGCTTAACTTCGAAGTTCAAGCCAGTGCTATCTACTATAATTATTAAAGTAGTTACGATTGTTAGAAATATAAGAGCAAGAGGCCTTGTATTTTTAGACAGCCATGAGTCAGACTCCATATCGCTAGTCCATCTTTTAGTAACCTCTTGCATCTCTATATTATCTTGCTGTAATAAAGCCATCGCGGTCTCTTTATCTTGCGGTGGCAATGTCGGATCTTTGTCTATTAGGTTCTTAACTATACCTAATACACCTTTATCAGGCAGAACATTTCCTACCTGATCTAATATGCCTGGTGCTTTCTCTTTCAAGAACTTACCGACTCTAGTATCTTTAAATTTTTTATTACTCATTTCTTTGTGCATCCATGCATATTAATAAACCAGTTCGCTAACTGGACATCGCGCTTAGTAGCTTCTTTGCGTGACTTTAGCTTTTTAACCTTGCTACACGTGACGTCTCCGCCGTATAATTTATTTACTCGCGCTTTTAAAACGCCACGATAAGCTTTAGCCATTGCTGCTTGTGTTAATTCGGTTTTGCCATGCGCCATCTCCGAATTTTTTATTGTATGCCGCTATTAGTCTTGCTTTTCTTTCTTTATCACTTTCCTCGTGTAGATACCCAAATTGATCTCTGTGTATCTTTTTTTTAACAGGATCTTCTTTAGCCATCTTAGGCTTTCCATACATAGCTGGCTTGTTTTTGATATACGCCATTGCTTTATTGGTAAGACAGCCTGGCGTATTTTTCTTTCTCTTACCTAGCTTCATTACTTTTTCTTTTTATTCTTGTACATCTTAGGCTTGCCATGATCCATCATAGGCTTTCCGTACATCTTGGGCTTTGACTTAGCAATTGCTTCAACTAGTTTTCTTGGGCCTTTATCTAGTTTGGTAGTATCTACCATCATCTTAGGTTTCCCGTATAAAGCAGGCATGTCTTTCATGTACTTCATAGCTTTCTCGCTAAAGTTCATAGGTGTGTTCTTTTCTTTAGAACCCATCTTCATCATCATTGGTTTTTTTCCGTAAGGCATAATGTTATCTGTTTTTATCTTTTATCATATCATCCACGGCTTTGTTAAATACTTTATCCGTGTATGTTTCATTTTTGTAGAATACACTTCGTTCGCTAGTAGGTAAATCTTCTTCGCCTAGTAGTATTCTGTATATTCTGCTGATTAGCTGAGAACATTTAAACGATGTCTTAAATATACTATACTTAATAGTCGTTCTATTCCTATGTCTCCATACTTCTATCCAACCTTCTTGTCTCAGCTTCTCCCATCTATGTTTATCCCAAGACATTAAATACTCTCCGTCTTGAAACTCTTTTCTTGTAAATCTACCAATACAGTCTAACATGATGAGGAGTTCTAAATCAGCATCTGTAAGATTATAAGTTTTACAGGCCCATTTACGTGTGAGCCTGTAATACTTAAACAGTTGCATTTCCCTTATATCGCCAGCACTTATCCTCATTCTAGTATAACTATGTCACTATACTTAATCACATAATAATACTTATCATTAAACTCTATTCCATGTCCAGCATGTTTATCATACCAAACAATATCTCCTTCCTCTACGCTATTAACGTTTTCGCCGTAGCTAATTACTTTACCTTTTGAATACCTAACATCTTCGCTTTGACTTTCGCTTAAAACAAATCCGCTAGTAGACTTAGGCTTTTCTTTTAGCTTGTCTATGATTACATAATAATTAACTGCTTGCATCGGTCCTCATATTACTTAATACACAATCAGCTGAAATAATAGTTGACACTACTGATGCAGCATTTTTCAAAGCATCTTTAGTTACTAACACTGGATCAATGATACCTTCAGATACCATATCAACAACGCTACCATCTACCGCATTAATACCTTCGCCTTCTTTCAAGCCATCAATTACTTGCAAGTCTGCATTTTCTAGTATAGTTCGCATAGGTGCTTTGATTGCTTCGAACAATATAGTTTCACCCATGTTAGCAGGATCTAGTATTTCCGATGCATTGTATAATGCAACACCGCCGCCAGGTACAATACCTTCTTTTAATGCAGCCTTAGTTGCATATATAGCATCTTCAACTCTATCTTTCTTTTCTTTTAGCTCTACTTTTGAATCAGCTCCAACGCGGACAATACCAACGCTACCAGCTAGTATAGCTAATCTTTCTTCTAGTTTCTTTTTCATGAAAGGATTTTTATCCTCTCTAGCAATCATATCTTTAACTTGTGCGATACGATCATTTAAGTCTGTACCTGATTTATCTACAGTAAATACTGTATGTCTATCATCTGTTACAACTTTACTTGCATTACCTAAGCAATCAACATCAATTAAATCGAAGTCATCACCTAGTTCTTCAGAAATAACTTTAGCGCCAGTGATAATTGCTAGATCTTCAATAGCATCATCTTTAGTAGGGCCAAAGCCAGGTAGATCAATGAAATTAACCTTAATATTACCTTTTACTTTATTAGCAAGCAATGCAGCAGTTGGCTGTTGCTCTAAGCTACCAACAATTAACAATGGCTTGTTCTTCTTGATAACGTACTCTAATATATTCTGTATTTTTCTAATATTAGGGATTGGTGACTTACTAATCAAAATGAAAGGATCTTCTAGTTCAGCTACACCTTTATCTTTATCGGTTACTAAATGGTTTGATTTTAAACCACACTCAACTTGAACGCCATCAACTACATCAACATATGTTTCATTAGTTGGTGACTCTTCCATCATAACTACACCATCGCCACCTACTTTTTCGTAAGCTTCTGATATAATCTTTCCAAGCTCGCTATCATTATTGCAACTAATAGCACTAACATGTGCAAGCAAGCCTTTTTCAACTTTAATAGTCTTCTCTTCCAGGTACGCATTGATTTTCTCAATACCAGACTTAATACCTTCTTTGATTTCTCTAACATTAATATTTTCTTTATTCTTCGACATTGCATTACTCAACAATGAGTGAGCAAGGACAGTAGCTGTTGTAGTACCATCACCTGCTTCACGCACTGTATTGTTTGCTGCTTCTTTAATGAGCGTTGCTCCTAAGTTTTCAACCGGGTCATATAAGACTACGCTTTCCGCAACGGTTACACCATCTTTTGTAATCACCGGTTTTCCTAGGGCATCCTCGTAGATAACACACCTACCTGAGGCACCCAATGTCGATTTAACTGCATCAGTTAATTTACTGACGCCAGCCATGATTCTTTCTTTTGCAGCATCGCCAAAGTTCAGGTCCTTGACGATCTGGCTAGGTTGATTATATTCCATTAAATTAAATTGATTTGATTTGGTTTTACTTAAATGTCTTAACTACTTTAGGTCCTTTTAAAAACTCAAGCTTCTTTTGGTAATGCTCGATGCTACCATCAATTGCAGCCTCAGCTGATTCAATTGTTTCGCGTCGTGTTACATCATGCCAATCACCGCAGCACTCTCCATCTGGATCACACTCGCAGTCGATGCCTTTGTACTCAGTTTGAAAATACCCATTAGGTAGTTGAACAATTCTCCAGTTCTTCTTTTCAGAAAGGTGTTTCCACATTCTTACTAGGTTTTCTGTTGGTTGTGCCTGTTGAGGCATTGTGTTTGTTTTGTAATAATAGTATGTCATTGGTTTATATATATTGGTTATTATATGTCTTATGTAAAGTCAACTTCTCTGTAGATGATCTTTACTTTTAGATCACCATTACCAGCTGTGACTGTTGCTGTACTTGTTGCATGCAGAACTAATGGATCATTAACTCTGATATCAACATGCTCATTAGCAGCTTTAGTTACTGGGAAGTGCCTGAACAATGCTGTAGCATTATTAACAAAGCCAGAACCAACAGCTGCGAAATAATCTGTGCTAGTTGAACCAACTTCATTTTCATGCCCTATATAAAGGTCTTCATTAAAGTTAAATGCAGTAGCACCTGGATCTGATTTAATTGTAATAGACATTGGAATAATAGCTCTATTACTACCAGCTGCTGCAATCAAAGTGTGATCTCCACCAGCATTTAATGCTAATAAGTCTACAGAAGATACAGTTACAGATGCTTCTTTAATTTTACCTAATGTAGTAGAAAAAGCTAGCTCAGTTACAGTTGGGTTACCTGTTAGATTACCAGTTACATTTCCGGTCACATTACCTGTAACGTTTCCTGTAACATTTCCAGTAACGTTCCCTGTAACAGCACCAGTCAAATCACCAGTAACATCACCTGTAACATCACCATTAACATTACCAGTCAAATTACCCGTTACTGCACCTGTTAAGTTTCCAGTAACGTCTCCAGTTAAATCTCCTGTAACATCTCCGGTTACATCACCTGTTACATCGCCAGTGAGGTTTCCAGTTACATTTCCAGTTACGTTGCCTGTTACATTACCTGTTACATTGCCTGTTAGATTTCCTACGATGCTACTACTAAATGTTTTAGTACCTGCCAATGTTTGATCACCAGTGGTTTTAATCAAACTGCTATCGTCAAGTACAAAGGTCTTCAATGCACTAACAGTATAGTTCTTAGTTACATTTTCTGAACCTGCTGCACTATCAGTGCCTAGTAATTTATCTGTTGAATTTATTGTAGCATCTGTTGCTATAGTATGTATCTTTGGCATCTTACGCTTTATAATTACATAGAAGAGAAGGTTTTTAAAAACAGTGACAATAGCCTGTTACTAGGATATCTTAATTGGCTAATGTCACACTTTGCTTCAGGATTAGATATGTTGATATTTCGTGTTGCCCCCACCTCTCCGTTCTTCTCTTGTAAAAATAAAATCACTTTTAAAATAGTAGGGCCCCCTTTTTTTTATATTTTTGTATAAATTTTTTAGATTTTAGTTTTAAATATATACTTTATTATATATATATGTAGTTAATTTACTACAACACTTTTACGATGTACATTAGATAGTATATGTGTAAGTTAAATGATAAAGTTGATATTAGATACCGCCCACTATAATGTGCACACTAAAGCATGCAGTGCAATATCTACTACACTTTTTCATTACACAAACAAAGTTTCCACTTTTACAACAAAAAAACGGAGTACATTCGATAGTATTAACAAATAAGTAAAACAAATTAAATAGTAAAATTATGTCAAAAGAAATTCAAAACATCACTTCAAAAAGATTCGTTATTCGTAAGTCACTCATTGGAAAAAATGCAGTAATCAAAGTTACTTTCAAAAGTGGCAAAGTGTTCGAATACAATCACGACAAAGCGTTCGAACTTATGAAGTCAACGCTAACAACTCTCAATTGTTGGGAAAAGTACAAGAGTTACACTTCAAGTACTTCAATTCCTCGCGTATTGCAAAATGCAGAAGTAATGTAATTTGCAATTCAAACTTCAACTCTTCTCTGGTGAGT